AATTGCAGAATCTATCGTAGATACTTTAAATATTGCACCACGCAATCGATGGATTGATATTGCAACTGAAAATACTAATGATGCAGAGGGTGCAGCAGAAGATAAAATTACTTTTAGCCATAGATTAGTTCCAACTGATCCAGAAGATGATACCATAATTCCTACTTTAAATACTACTGTAACTTTAAATGGTGAACGTAGAACTAAAAGTTCTGATATTCCTACAGTTTATCGTTATGGTTTACCGTAGGATAAAACTGTAACAGATCTTGATGGGGAGTTTAATGGTGGTAGTGGTGCAGCGAATGAAGTAGCGAATACTTTTAATGTTCCATATATTGAAGTCGATAGAGCAGGACACGTTGTAGCAGCTGAAACTCATATTGTAACTTTACCAGAAAATTTTGAAACTATTACAGTAATAAAACAGAATGAAAGTACATCAACAGAAGCAGATGTTTTAGAAAATGATGCTATTATTACTGCAGATTCTTTAGCAGATAATTTAACACTAAAAACTGTCAACAGATGGATTGGTATTGGTTTAACTGATCAGAATAATGACGATATTCTTACTTTCGGTCATAGGTTATCAGATATTAAAAATGATACACCTCGTGTATTAAATGGCGCTCGTAAAGCACATAGTAAATATACTAATGTACAGCGTTATGGTTTGCCTTAGAGCAAATCTGTTACATTATTAGATCAAGACAATGGACAAGAGCTTGCAAATACATTTAATGTTCCATATTTTGAAATCGATGAAGCTGGACATATGGTATATGCAGAAACAAATACTGTAACATTACCAGAAAATTTTGAAACTATTACAATAGCAAAAGCATCAGATAATTTAAGTGAAGAATATGCCACTGAAGATACAAACACAAAAGCTGGCGCCACGATGGATGAATATGCTACTGCGAATATTATTAAAGCAGATAGTTTAAGTGACAATCTTACTTTTAATACTGGGAATAAATGGATTCGTTTAGCAGGAACAGATGAAAACGCAACGGATGATATTATAACAATTAGTCATGAAATACATAATATCCGCTCTTCTACTAGCGAAGAAGATATGGATACAGAAGCTAATAAAAAAGATCAATTTACTACTTAGGTTGTAGAATGGGACAATGCTGGACATATTATTTCACATGACACCAAGACTTGGACTCTACCGAATAGTATTCGTAATATTACAGTTGGTATAAATTCTGATAACTCCTCTAACGCTGAAGTTAACGATTCTACAGTAACTGTTCAAGCAGACACAACTTTTGATACAGTTAATTTTAATGCTTCTAATAAATGGATTAGACTTACCGCAAATGATACTAATAATACTATTACAGTAGGTCATCTTGCTCAAAGTACAGCTGGTTCTTATCCGAAGAAAGACACGGAAATAGAATTTTCTGAATTTGGCAGTAAAGTAACTTTATAGGGATATGCCATTGATGAGGCCGGTCATATTATTGACTATCCTACTTATACATTAGCAATACCCAAAGGTTCTTATAGTGAAAATGGAGGCACTGAAGGGGCGAATGTGCTTACTTCTCTCGCTTTTGTTGATACAACTGGAACTTTAACTGGCACTAAAGTAAATATTGGCACTTTAAAATTAGCAGAATATGAATTAGGTACTGATGTTAGTGCTATTGCAGCAACAGATTAGTTAAATAAAGCATTAAGTAAATTACAAGCCTAGATTAATGCTCATAAAACAAATACTGATAATCCTCATAATGTTACTGCAGAACAAGTTGGTTTAGGAAATGTTACTAATGAAAGTAAAGCTACTATGTTTGCAAGTGCTGCTTTAACAGGAGAACCTACGGCTCCAACAGCTGCAGCAGGTACAGATACAATGTAGATTGCTACTACAGCTTTTGTAACAACCGCAGTAACAACATTAAGTAGTAATGTTTATACACAACAACAAGTCGATGAAAAAATCGCAAGTGCTCTTAGAGAATTTGCTGAAACTTATGGACTTACCGTTCCTACAACTTAATACATAAACAAAAGGGCAGATTTATTCTGCCCTTTATTTTTTGAGTAAAGGAGAAATAACAATGGTTAATAGTCATGGTTATTATTCTGGCCATGTTGGTCAGCTTGACGCAGAATTTGCTGCTAATCAAGATCTTATTACACTAATTCGTGAAAAGCATAAGCTTTATGACTTTAAAGGTTTGGTAAAGCTTGGCATTCAAGCTCCTATCGGCACAAAGTTTGTTATCAATGGACAGACTTTGCGTATTGGCGCAACCGGTATTTACGAATTAGACCGCACTGTTAGCGTTAAAGAACTTTATTTCGTTGAAGATACTGAAGCTTTAGTGGACTATGTTTATTAATCTACTCGAACTTCTTTTGAAATTATAAGACGACCACAGGAAGGAGTTTGTTGAGTATGGCAAGCTTTTATGGAGGCGTTGGCATATCAGGTGGCTCCGGTGGAGGTTCCTCAGGAGTTGGAATCGCAACCATTGAATTTGATGAAAATCGCAACTTAATTATCTATCTTTCTGATGGAACCAAGAAAAATCTTGGTATTATTGATGGTGCGACTTATACACCAAAAGTGGTTGACGGAGTAATTTCCTGGACCAACGATTAGGATTTAGAGAATCCTGATTCATATGATATCACCGCAGGACTCGATGGAGGAGAATACTGGGAAGGTGTTACTTCTGAATCAGAACAACCCGCGGATGATAATCAATATTGGGAATCAATATAATTATTTGAAGGGGTGAAAAATAAATGGCTAAAATTCCTGTAGTATTTAAGTACGGTACTAGAGCTCAATATGACGCTTTAGCTACTAAGGATGAACATGCTCTTTATTTCTTAACTGACACTGGCGAAATTTATCGTGGTGCTGTTAATCTTGCCCGCGGCAGTCACTTTGAAGGTGAACTTACTGTTGATGACGCAGATGATATGGCCGTTATCGCACGTGTATTGAACGGTCAACCCGCAGTCCAAGATGATATTTTTGTCGTAAAATCTCTTATCGCAGATGGTAAGTATTCATATACTTCCTATATCTATGATGAGAATGGAAATTGGAAGGCCATGGACGGCAATTATAGTGCCAAAAATGTTTATTTCCACAATGACTTAACTGCTACTGCTCCTATTGGTGTTGTAACCATTCCGGAGACTGGTAGTGCTACTATTAAAGCTGAAGGCAAGAGCCTTCATGATGTTCTTGTAAGCATTCTCGCTGAAGAGCTTCAGCCCGAAGCTACTGCTCCAACAGTATCTGTTACTTCTTCCACTAGAGGTTCTTATGAAGTTGGTAGTGTTATTACTCCAAAATGGAGCGCAACTTTAAATCCAGGTTCTTATACTTATGGACCTGAAACTGGTATTGTAGCTACCTCTTGGACTATTACTGATAACGCAAGTACTCCTCATGCTTCTAGCGAAGCATCTGGATCTTTTGCTGATGTAACAGCTGAAGATGGTAATAGTTATGTTATTAGCGCAACTGCTACATATGATGCTGGTGCAGAGCCTGTGACCAATATGGGTAATCCAGCGGAAGAGGGAATTCAAATTCCTGAGGGTGCAGCAACAGGTAAAGTAACTGTTGTTAGTTCTTACCGCAATTCTTTCTATGGTGTATATACATCTAAGGAAGTAGATGGTGTACAAACTGGTTCCACTTCTGATTCTATCCGTACACTTAAAGCAAGTAATAAAGCATTGGCTAATGGCGGTAGCTTTGATATCGCAATTCCTGCTGATGCACAGCGTGTTGTGATTGCTTATCCAGCAACCTTGAAAGACTTAGATCAAGTATTAGATGTTAATGACTCTAATGCTAATATCGTTAGTGCTTTCACCAAAGAAGATGGTACAGCAAAAGCTACAATTCAAGTTGCTGGCGCTAATGGATATAATCCTATTGATTATAAAGTATTTAGCACAGACTTTGCTGGCGCTTATGGCGCAACAAATACTTTCAAAGTAAAAATTAAGGCGTAAGGAGGAAGAGAGTTATGGCTTTAAACTTTGGTAAAGGTAATAGAAGTATAGCTTTCGCCCCGACTGCGGCATTCCCGCTTAACGCGAATAGCTATTTTGAAAGTTATGACCTCGCTCTTGCTGCTGCGTTAACCGCAAAGCCAGCAGGCGACACTACTACTAAATATTATTTCGGCCAAGAAATTGCTGTTGCCGAAATGGTAGATAACGTACCTTAGAGTGCGAAATTATATATCATCGCTCCTGAAGCTCAAGAAGATGGTTCTGTTGTAGGAACTCTTCAAGAGGTTGGCTCTGCCACTGACGGCGATGGTAAATCTATTGAACTTGTCGAAGGCGTTCTTTCTGTAAAGGATTTCGGCAAGCGTTTTTATAAATACATCGCAGCTACAGAAACTGAAGAAGCTAAATATGAACTTGTTGAAGTTTCTGAAAGCAACCCTTGGAAATCCGGTTTACAACCTCGCATTGATGCCGAAGGTAATATCGCTTGGTACGAACCCAATCCTACTACTATTGAAGGAGTACAAGATTAGGTAACTGGTATTCAAGGCGATGTCGAATAGGCTCAACAAGATATTGACGCAGTTGAAGAAAACCTCGTAAAAGCTGAAGAGAAAATTGATTCTATCAATGATACTCTTTATGGCACCGACGGTGAAGAAGCTGTCGAAGGTCTTGTTGATAAAGTAGCAACTCTTGAAAGTGAAATGGATGCTGTTCAAGGAGCTATTGAAAATACCTATACAAAAGAAGAAGTTGATGGTCTTGTAAGTGGAGTATTCCATTTTAAGGGCGAAGCCGAAAGTGTTGATGCACTTCCTGCTGCTTCTGCTGAAAATGTAGGTCATGTATATCAAGTTGGTGATCTTGAATATGCTAGCAATGGTGAAGAGTGGGTTGAACTTGGTTTCGTTGTTGATTTAAGTTCTTATGCGACTAAGACTTATGTTGATGATGAAGTTAAAGAAGTTCAAGATGCTCTTGATATTGCTGAAGGTATTATTGAAGGACATACTTCTGATATCGAAGAAATTAATGGTGCTATCGAGCGTATCGATGGCGAAATTGATGTTCTTGAAGAAGCTGATAGAGGATTTACTTCTCAATTTGAAACCGTAAATGGCAAGATTGAAGCCCTTGAAACTGCGGATGAAACATTTACTTCTCAATTTGAAACTGTAAATGGTAAAATTGAGGCTCTTGAAGCTGCAGATATTGCTTTTGATACTAAAGTTGGTTCTCTTGAAACTACACTTGGTAATATAAATTCTAGAGTTGGCGCTCCTTCTGAAGGTTCTACAATTACTGTATTGTTCCCAGCTGTTGAATCTTTACAGAATAGAATTAATGATTTAGAAATTAATTCTGGCGCTGGCGAATTAAATATTATTAATGGTATTACCATTAATGGAACTGCTCTTACTCCAGACGGTTCAAAAAATGTTGCTCTTCCAATTTTTGATGGCTCCAATATTGGTCTTGTACCTGTTGTTGGTGATGATATTGTTACTGCCACTTCTTTCTTGTCCGCAGAAGGCGCATGGATTGATGTCGCTTCTATGATTGATAATAAGATCGATGAGGCATTAACTTGGGAAGAAATTTAAAAATAAAAAAGAAAAAGGGGATATTTAACTATGGCTTTAACTGATAGCATTCGTTTTAGATAGGGTAGTTTAGCCTCCCTCGTTAATCAGTCTGTTGTTAATGGTTCTTTATGGTTCACCACTGACGAAGGTGCAATTTATTTAGACGTTAATGGTAGCCGTGTTCGCTTCGGTGATTTTGTAACTGTTGCTAACGTTGCTTCTCTTCCTACTGCAGGTCATGCTTATGAATCTGCTCTTTACTATGCAAAAGCTGAAAATGTTCTTGCTCGTTGGGATAAAGCCTCTAGCAAGTGGGTTCAGCTTAATGCTGCTGGCTTAACCAAGGTTAATGTTACTGGTGGTGGCAATGTTCTTGCTGGTGCCACTACAACTGTTGACCCTGAAACTGGTGCAAAGGTTCTTACCTTTACCACTCAGAATGTTGCAACTTCTGAAGAACTCGGCACTATGCAGACTCGCGTTTCCACTCTTGAAACCAAGATGGAAGGCGTTCAGGCTGACATTACAACTTTAAAGGGCACAGGCGAAGGTTCTGTTGCTAAGGCTGTTGCTGATGCTAAGGCAGACCTTCAGGCAAAAATTGATGCAGTTGATGCTCTTGCTGATCAAGGTATCGCAGATGCTGCTGCTGCAAAAACTTATGCAGAAGGCGTTCAGAGCAACTTAAATGCTACTAATCTTCGCATGGATACTGCTGAAGCTGATATTGATGCTTTACAGACAGCTATTGGCGAAGGTGGCAGTGTTGACGAGAGGATTGAAGATCTAAAAGAAGAAATCCTTGGTGATGCTAATAGTGCAGCAGGCTCTGCGACTGTTTCTGGTGCTAATAAAGCCGCCGCAGCCGCACAAGCCGCCGCAGATGCTGCACAACAAGCTGCTGATGATGCTCAGGCAGATGCCGATGCTAACGCAGGTGAAATCAGCGGTCTTAAGACTCGTATGGACGGAGCAGAAGCTGATATCGACGATCTTCAGGCTGCTGTTAATACCTTAAATGGTGATGACAAGACTGAAGGTTCTGTAGATTATAAAGTAGCTCAGGAAGTTGCTAAAATCTTAAATGATAACGACGCTTCTGATATTGACACTCTTGAAGAAATTGCTGCTTGGATTAAGAATGATACCGCAGGTGTTGGTTCTCTTGTAAGCCGTCTTGATGCCGTTGAATCTAAGAACAATTCTCAAGATACTTTAATTGAAGGCTTAGATGCTGAAATCGATGCTAACAAACAGGCTGCCGAAAAGGCCGTTTCTGATCTTGAAGAAGCACTTATTGGTGATGCTGAGACCTATACCGATCTTGGCAAGGCTGAAGATGCTATTATCGCAGCTAAGGCTCAGGCTGATAAAGGCGTTGCTGACGCAGCTGCTGCTTCTGCAGCCGCCGCCCAGGTTCAGACTAATTTAAATGCAACTAATGGTCGTGTAGAAGGCGCAGAAGCTGATATCGATGACCTTCAGGCCCGCATGACTCAGGCAGAAGCTGATATTGACGCTCTTGAAGCTGCTGATACTACTATCCGTGGCGAATTCGCAGCTGCTGATACTGCACTTAAGAATGAACTTAAAGGCGATGCCACCACTTATACCGATCTTGGCAAAGCAGAAGACGCTATCCAGGCTAACACTGGTTCTATCAATACTATCAATACCAACATTGAAGCTATCAATGCTGTTTTGACTTGGGATACTTTTTAATTAATAAGAAAGGCGGATATTAACTAATAATATCCGCCTTTATTTTTATATAAATAAGAAAAAAAGGAGGACTCTAAATGGGCATTATGGATTCTCCAGTAAGATTTTTCAAAGGCTCTAAATCTGCCATTGACAATTTTTAGGGAATTGAAGATGGAAGATTGTTTTTTGCGACAGATACAAAATAGATAATGCTTGACTGTAATTTTACAGACAGCGAAGCAAATAACTATAATAAGAGAATTACTTTTGGTGGGTCTACTGGTATTCACTATGCAAATCGCACTTTCACAGAAGATGAAATTGCAGCTGATTTGTATGTCTTTTCCATTTTAGATGGTCATATCGATCAAGAAGGAGAAGAACTTCCTGAGATTGATGATCTAATTTTGAACGTAAAAGATGGCTCATTTTATCGTGTCACAAGACGAGATGAAACAGAGCTTACTGTAGAAGCTACTAAATTGACAATTTCCGGTTCTGGTGGCGGCGGTGGAACCGATGGTGGCGGTGGATATATTTCACGTACGCTATTATCTGATCGTACCTTATATGCCACTAAAACTTCTGCGAATATTCAAATGAAATATACTTGTTATTCTACTGCAGATGGCGCAAGTATTCGTGCTACAGTGTATGTTGGTACGGGCAGTGGCAGAAAACAAGTTGATTATTTCCCAGAAGTTAGCCAAGAAGAACCCAATATCGTTAACATTGCGGAATATATGTCTACTTTAAAATTGAATGCCGCCAACACAATTACCATTCAATTAGAAGATGATTATGAAAATTCCATTTCAGTATCTTGTACTGTATATGTTTATGATATGTATGTTACTCTTGTTGGTAGTAGCATGATTTTACCCCAAGAGAACGATTTTACTTTCCAGGTTCGTCCATATGGAGGCCAAGAATTATCTAATCGCGCATTAGTATATGAATTGCGTCAAGCAGGTAGTGATTCTGTTATTGCGAAAGAAATTGAATATACCACTGCTGACAATGGCTCTTCTGCGAATAAAACTATTAAAAAGCAAGAGCATGGCGAATATACTTTAACTGTATATTTACAAGGTTAGATTCCTAAATCTGAAGAGTATTTAACTTCTCCTCCTATTCAAATCGAAATTCCATTTTATAATGCGAATGCTTCTTCTCCTCTAATTACTGCCACTTCAGGTATTACTTCTGCCACACAGTACGATAAAATTAAAATCGATTACATGATTACATATGGAGCAACAAGTACTTCATACGTTAAATTGTTAGCAGAATATGATGAAGGCTTTGGCTCTCGCGTAGTCGGAGAAGAAATGATTGTTGAAATCAATAATAAGGAATTCTATAATTGGAATGTAACTTTTGATAAAGCTGCAACTTATTATTTATCAATTATTTATTTGGATTCAAACCAAAATGAAACCGATTATGCCAAAATCTTTACTCCAATTATTGTTGAATCTTTTGATGAAGAAGTTCCAGTAATCAATACTGCTGATCCATCATTAATGTTATACTTCACCTCTAAAGGTAAGTCTAATAATAGCCAAGATAAAGATACTTGGGTTTCTAAGTATTATGGTGGAGAAGTAAAAGCACAATTTTCTAACTTTAACTGGAACACTAATGGTTGGATTGAAGGCCCAGACGGTTTAGGTTTACATCTTACCAATGGCGCAAAAGTAGTTATTCCTTATTCTCCATTTAAACCTGATAGTAACGGTTTGGGTGCAGAAAATTTAGGTCGTACTATTGAATTAGATTTCAAGATTTCTAATGTGCGCGATGAAATGGCTCCTGGTATTCAATGCCGTTCTTACTCTACAGCTGAATTAGATGATGGCACCAAAGAAGAAATTACCCAAGTAGGTTTTTAGATTTATGGTAATAAGAGTCAGATGAACTCTGCTTAGGTAAAATCTAAAATTACTGATATGAGTGGATGGACTACGATGTGCAAAGCAGGAACACGTAGTC